CATATTGAATCTTGAGCGAGCCAAGTTGACCGGCCATGAGGTCCTTATAGGTCTTGATGACGCCCGCGAGCTGGCCTGAGCTGGCCGCATTGGAAATGTTGTCCTCTGCCGCTTGGCGCTCGCCGGACGAACCGCCGTTGGCAACAATGGCCTTCGTGACCTCTTGCGCCACGATCTGCTTGGCGGCGTCAAAATTGGTCGGGACAGGTGAACCGAACTGCTTGGAAAAGACCTGCCCGACCGCATTGAGTGCGCGCACATCGCCATTCTGGAGCGCCTGCGAAAGCTCGCCAAGAGTGGCAAGATGGCTGATCGCGGTATTGAAAGAGCGGACGCTTCTCGCAGACTGACCGGAGGCAAAGTCCTTCAGTGCACCCTGCTGCATGGCGACGTTCTGCTTGTTTCCGACAATGGTGTTGGCCACTTGCCCGGCGTTGAACGCATTTCCTTGCGGAGTGCCCATCTGTGCGGCGCGTTGAAGGACGGCCATGCGCAACATCGATGCCTGCTTACCAAAGCCGAGCGGAGGAATTTGACCACTTTTTAGGTACATTTGCGCAGCGAGATCGATTGCGTCGCTACCCTGTCCGCCTTGCCCAACGCCCAATGCAGCAGGAGACATGAGCGCTTCGGTGGCCATATTGTGGCGGCGCGATTCGGCGGCCTGCGCGCCCTCGATCCCGATCTGGCGCCCCTTTAGGCCTTCGTTTGCCTTGTTTGAACGAACTTCTTCGCCAAACTTCTGCTGCTCGAGAGCCGCCTGCTTTTCTTGCAGTGCGATTTCTAACTGACCTTTGGCATCCAGACTTGACTTGAGTAGATGATCCTTGATCGCTCCGAACTGCGCGGGACTGGCCGTCAGTTGCGATTTGATGCCTTCCGCCAGTTGGGGGTCGATATCGCCGCTTTTCTCATAGGAATCGACCATGGCCAGCGCTTGTTCAGGGGTCTGGACAGCGGCAATGTCCTTGATCGCCCGATTGAGGCGGTCGGTATGCAATTGAAGCTCGGACGTGCTCGCATTGGCCAGCGCCTCGCGCGTCTGCGCATCCTGCTGCTGCGCCTGGGGGATGAGATCGCCCCTCCCGGCTCCGGCAAGACCTGTCGCCAATTTGACTTGGTCAATCTTGCCAGTCGAAGGATCGACAGCGCCGCTATAGGCCCCTGCGGTCGCCTGCTGCTGCTGGGCGGTTCGCTGCAATTGGCCGAGCTGCGCTTGCTGGAGCTGCAACGACATGGTGTTTTGAGCCGCCTGTTGCCGCTGCTGGGCAAGGGCATTGAAGTCGGGGAGCTTAAGGGGCTCGACCATCGTTGCTAGGCGTGTATCCAATGGCATGATTTACCCCTGTGGCCCGAAGTCATAGCCGGCAGCGTAGGGATCGAAGGAGCCTCCATTGACCCCGATAACGGAGCCCGGCCCATAGCCCCCGCCATAGCCAGAGTTACGCAGTCCCACGAAGCTGTTGATGCCGCCGGAAAGCGCGTTTGTCAGAGCGTTTGCCGACCCGATATATCCGGAAGCTCGGGCGTTTCCTGCCTGAAGCTGATTTTCGGAGATCGTCTGGCCCATTTGCCCCGCTTGTGCGCCCAGCGTGTTCGCGGACGACTGCGCCTCTCCCGCAAGAGCCTGAAGCGGGTTGATCGCGTTCGTGCGGTTGACCTGATAGCGGTTGAAGGCGTTCTGATATTCCTGCGAGGCCGCGCCTTGGGCGTAATTGTTGACGCCCTTGATGTCCGCGCCGGAAATCCCAAGCCCTTTTGCGGCCATGGAATTATTGACGGCCTTCAGGCCCTCGCTCAGACGAAAACCATAGCCGGGATCTTGGTTATTGAGGAAATCCTGGCTCGTAAAGCTCTTGTCGGGACTGTACATCCCGTAATCGGACGCGCCGGTATTCCCCGAGAGGCCAAGGATGTCCAAAAGCTTGTTCTGGCCAGTGATACCGGCCTGTCGGAACGGCTCCTGAAGCGCCGTTTGCTTGTTGAAAATATCCTCTTGGGTCGCATTTGCCGCGTTTGTGGCCTGGACCTGAGCATTGGAGGCATCGCTGGCCGCGCCGCTGCCGATCAATGAAGATCCGAGCGTCGTAAGGCCGATAATGCCTGCGGAAATGGGATCAATGCCCATGATTTAAGTCCCTGGCCCAAAATTCACCGGACAAGTGCTTGAAACCAAGCCTTTCCAGTATGGGCTCCATGAACGGATAGCCCGCCGGGACTCTTGTCATGATCCTGGGCATGGCCAAGATGCGGGCAAGAATGTCTTTCGTGAGCCACTTCTTACGCCATTCCGGCAAAATGGAAAAGTGCATTTCGTTTGTTTTTGGCTCAAAAAAACAGGCGCCGATACATTCTGTGCCCTTCATGACCGCAAGCGCTTCCCACGGAGAGAAGTAGGCTTCAAAATCATGATAAGGGACGTCATTCGCCCAATCCGACGCCTTGTAGCCCACCTTGAGAGCAAGCTTCTTGTCGTCGGCCAGAGCGGTCATGACGTGACCTTGCGCCCCGATGCGCGGATGTTGATCGACGTGGCCGTGGCATTGGTCGAGATGAAGTCACCAGGCCCCAGCGCCTGCCGCACGATCTCCGGGAAGGTGTAGGTTTCGCTCGGCTGAAGAGTCTTGGATTTGACAACGAGGTTGCCGTTTCCAGCCGAGCCGGCGGCGGTTACCAGATTGACGCTGATCGTTGCAGGAGACCCAGAATAATTAGTCGCCGTGAAGCTGTCGATCAGGGTTGTCAGGCCCGTTGACGTATATTGGGTTGTGTCCCCGTTTTCAGCGATCTTCGCCGGAATAAGGACTGCTGCTGTGACGGTCATACGATGTTCTCCACAATGCCGCTGACGACTGTCACGGTCTTGAGATCCACAGTGGTAAAAGTACCGGTTGCTCCGGTGACGAGTGGCGGAACGGGCGTCAGATCGTCCGGGAATGGCGTCTGGACGTACACAGGGGCTTGATCGCCCTGTGAGGCCGCCTGCGGTGCTGCCGGGTTTAAATCGTCCTGTGCCGCCATCTGGGGCGAACCTGAAGGCAATGTGTCGGCATAGCTTTGCAGGGAGGCCAAAAGACTTTCGGCGGCGCCTACGTCTGTCGGCCCAACAAGCAGATCGGTGATGCTGATGCTATTGGATCCCGATCCGGTCAGAGTGAACAGGTTTTGAAGAAAGAGTCGCCATGTGCGCGAGATGTCGTTCGTGCGCGGATCGAAAAACGGCTCGTTGACGTTCGGGATCGTCGTAAGATTGGGGTTGACCATCAGGTCACCGTTGAACTGAGCAACAGTTCAGCCCCCAGGATGACAACCTCGACTGGATCAGTCCCTGAGACCTCGTAAATCCGCTGGCGCAGCTTGGTGGTCATGCCGAGCCGACGCCAATAAACACGGCGGCTATAGTCCCCGAGCGGCCCCATTGAAGCCCAATGCTCGTTGGAAAACGTGTGCCCGCTATCGTCCGACCAGCGCAGCATCACCTGTGGATCGGTCGTGTCCAGTGTCCCCACTCCGGACTTGCAGTCCAGTTGCAGGCTGTGATGGGTTGTTCGGTTGAGATTGTTCGCGCCCTGCGGGAGTGCCGACCAACGCCTAAGCCACTTCTGAGGGGTGCCGTTGTCGTCATATTTGTCGAGATCGAAGGCATAGAGATTGCCGTTCTCGAAGTCGCCGACCACGATTTCAGAAGAGAAGTTCATCTGGCAGTTCGAGCGGTGGCGGGTGAATTCGCCAAGATCGGGGTTGAAGCCGGCCCGCTGGCACCATTCGCCCGTAGCTACGTCATAGAACCAGCTCGTATCCGCATCGGGAAAGATGAACGCGACATAGGTATGGCCACCCTGCTGGTAGCTATAGGCAATCGTGTTCTGAAGATTAGGATATTGCTGGATTTGCCACTCAACCGCGTGGGTAGAGACGCGCTGGGCAATATAGCCCTGCGCTGCATAGATCATCCCGAAGCCGCGTGCGTCCTGGCCAATCCAGAAAATGCGATTATCTGCCTTGCACACCCCGAAAGGCGAAAGGCAGCCGACCTCGTTGAAAGCGCCCTGAATCCGCTGGAACGGGAAATCCTGCGCTCCGGCATCATACCAGACTTCGGTTGAATTCGTCCCGAACAGCCAGATTTCCCGATGGTCGATGAGCATCGAGACGATGTTGTCGGGGTATCCCTCGGCAGATGCGAAATCGAGTGGGTCGATTTGCGTGCCCTCAAGGATCGCGGTGATCCAAAACTGTTGTGAATTGGGCTGCGTGAACACGAAAAAGCCATCGAGATAGCCCACGCACTGAGCACCAGGAAAATCCGGGTCCGTGATCTGCTGGAACAGCCCAGAAACCCGATTGTAGATGAACCCTTCAGGATCGCAGGCGATAAAAAGCTGCGTTCCATTGTCCGCCATCGATACGGGTCCGGTTCCACTGACATTGCCTAGAAAAGTGGCGTTCCAACTGGAATCGATGCTATAAAGCTCTGAGCCAGACACGACATATCCGGTTCCTTGGTAATTCCACAGACCACGGATCGGGCCGCTTCCAACTGTTGCTAGAAGCCGCAGGCCCGGCGCCCGAAACAGATAGGCGGCCTGTTTGCCGCCCGAGGGGATGATCTCCGGGATAAGGTTGATCATCGTGTTGTCGGCGGCATTGACCGATCTAAGCCTGTTGGAGCCGCCAAGGATGGGCGTCTGCATTAGCCGTAATTGCCAGTGAAGATATTGTACCGCGTCTGGTTCGAGACCAGCGCGTAAGGCATCGCCATCAGATCGTCGGGATTGTTGATCCGTTTGATGTTGCGCTTCGAAATGCGCGCGATCCGCTGGACCTGGGTGCTCGGTTCGACCCCCCATTCCGGGGCCAGCTCGCAGGCCAGATTATAGCGCAGCGTGCGGATATAGCCGGGAGGCAAAGAAATGTCGTCGCCAAGCGAAGAAATTTGGCTGAGCTGCGTGACCGAGACAATATGCCACTCGGTTGCCGAGGTTGGCACCGGATAGGTGGTCAGGGTAATATCGGGAAACGAGTTATTGACCCACAGGATATAAGGATAAGTTGAAGTCACATTCTTCAGTGCAATCGCGTTATACTGGTCCTGGTTGACCATCGTGACCGGGAAAGACAGATTGCTCGGGCCAATGAAATAGGTCGAAGGATCGATCTGGATCGGGCGAACGGCCTTCACAAAATCGCCGGTCGGGCCAATCGTGCGCGACTTTTGGCCCGCTGGCCATGTGTAGACATCTTCGCTCGTTGCGTAGACGCTCAGTCGTTCGGTGTTCCACGAATCCAGCATGGCGTTGAACGCATCGAGCGTATCCTGCGACGCATCGGCGCTAGGAACCTCGCCTTCAGCGAGAACCCCGATGAGCCGCAGGGAGCCATTGATAAGATCAGCCGCGCTCGTCACTTAGCTGATCGCCATGAACTGCCATTTGGTGCCGTCCGAGTAGAACAGCTTGCCTCGTCCGGTAGCGTTCGTGGTGATGCCCATATTGCCCGCCGCAAGGCTTGTGGTCGTCGAGTTGGCAGTGATCGCCGATGAAAAGACGTAGAGCCCGCCAGCGGCGTTCAGGGCAATCGCACCGCTGGCATCCGATGTCGTC